ATTTTATTTGCCGCCCTGGGACCGCCCAGGATTTAGCATTGCAACCTAAAAATTTATCATTATCATTATCACCCATGTTACACTAGACATTTTCGAAACCCAAAGCTTATAAACGTACCCGCGCCACCCGAGATAAGAAGCACATAATCAAATCAACGTCAGAACATGTGTTAGACTCCATCTATTTCGTGCACAGGCCAAAATTTGGTTATGTGTCACTTGTCACCCTCATTCTAGAGAATTTTTACCCACCGGATCTGTGCGCTAATTATAATATGCTTGACCACATTAAAGATACCGACACTGACCCACCCAGCAAATTCTCACTGACGCAGCTTGCTGATTATCAAGCGAGTGATCTTCTCAGTGATCTTATGCAAGCTTTGTTTAGCAATAAGTAAGTGTACAAACTAGATGATGAAGCGCTTTACAAGCGCAATGATCAATAAATAGTGAAGCAAGCTATAACCTTCGTTAAGTAGCACATGAATAGAGGTTAAGTTTAAGATAGAGTTCATGAACTCTGTAGCTGGCTCGATGTTATAATTAGATTGCCTCTCAAGTTCACCCCCGATGTCGATTTGGAAAAACTCAAGATAGACGTAACCCTTGCTTTCATGAAATATCAGTTTAAGCACCTACTCTACAAATCACTCGACTCTGACAAAGGTTATCATACCCTTTAAGACTTCAATGATGCGTAATATCGCAGTCTTTTTGATCCCCACTATTTAGTTCACCTCGATAGGTCTGACCTGTATGGCTATTTAAATGGAGTGTTTAAATACTCCGTTGAAAAACCCAACCCCAGGTCTATCTTCGTAACAAATATTGATTAACGAGCTACGGATGAGAGTATATTGCATCATTTTGAGAGATTTGGCAGAGTGCGCAACCTCCACGTCATTCGAAGACCTAGGCAGGGGCAATTAAAATGCTTCGTGGATTTCGAAGAAGATTCGGGTGCTACTGCTGCAATCAGGAACAAAGGTGGAGATCTGCTCCATAACAGATATACTGTTAGTCGGGCGCCTCAATTGGATACTAGGCTTTTGTTTACGATATCATGCATCCTCTTGAGTGACCGAGATGAGGGCATGAAATAAAAGTACTACCGGTGGTATGATCAAATAGTGATGGAACAAATCGTGTATTATTAGTAACGCTTTCGTGACAACACGCATCAAGCTTGGGTTCCTGTAAAGGATATGAATGAGTATCTTATGGATATTTTGCATGATCCTGATGGCAAGATATCACCTTTTTGCAAAGGAGGATAAATCCCGCACGATGTTCTTCGTAAATTTGGTATTGAGAAGAGAGTGGACAGAGATGCTTTGGGTAATTTGATCGTCCCCCTTATTAAGCGAAAGGATCGGCCTATAAAAGTGAATTTACAGAAATATCGCGATGAAAAATAGCGGATCAATAAAAAACGACAGAGAGAAGCCTTAACATTGGAAGAACACCGACGCGAGAAAAAAACTGGCCATACAGCGAAAGGACGATAGCTGAATTCGCAGATGTCAGCTCACACCGTTGTACAACAAAACGCGTAACGCCCGTCAATTAGAATAGGCGGCCGACTTAAATCACCGCAAACTCCCGACATGATAGAGGAGGTAACAATACAAGGGCCCCCAAGCCTACTACAATCGCCATTAACGCACTGCCTTAGACACGCCAAGAAAAATAATTAAAATTTCATTAAGCTGAGGTTCTTCTGTGACGAGCAGCTCAAATTGTTAAGTGTTATCAACCCAAAGCCTCACCAAATCACGAACATAATCATAAGCTACTTCACTTCTTCGCGTGTCCTTCAATTTTTAATTGACGATGACGGGTGCAATTGGACAGTTGATATCCATGCTCTTATCGAGATTGCTCACTGGCATGATCGGTATAAAACTATGAAATCGACTGAGATTTAGTCACTAATGGCCATTTACCCTAACTTCGAACCTCTGTATTAAATCACCGTCGATTGGCTGAGAGAATAGTCTTTTAATTTGAGTAACGCCGATGTAAGTTTATCGTTCGTTATCGGAATTTTTACGGGGTTAGTATCCCCCCTCTATGACAGTTATTAAAAACAAGTCTCTTCCATCCATTGCATTATTAACAATCACGATCACATGAACCTTTAGATGATCGTCCCGTCTATCAATCTTGATGTTCCTCAACCTTAAACCCACACACAACTGTCCCTAAATATCTTAGTATGCGCATATTTAATATTTGACCATTTTTCTTTCCTTGATATGCTCGGATTGCTGCACTCTGATCAAGATCTTGACGTTAAGAATGGTCAGTTCTCATCCGCAAGCATGAGGAAATGTGAATAAATATTGAGATTCGTAGTCTAACTCTTAGGAGTCGGCGATAAGTTTGGCCATGCCTATTGCAAGGATTCTTTCCACAACAATTATGAAGTCACGAATACATCGTGCCCTCATGGTTCGATGAAGAAGAACCTCGTGATGCTGGTCACACATGTTAAAGACGCCTATAAAGAGTGCAACGTCCTCAAATAATTGTCGGCTACTAGAGATGACATATACGGCACATTCAGAATGAGCGCCATCCACAGGTTCCCGCAGGTTATAGTCGGTGGAGGTAAAATATCCAGCGCAACACCTAACGGGAAAAATACTTGCAATTGCTACATGCCCATCACGTGCCTTGGGAAAAAGTACAAGTTGAAAATAGCCCTTTAGGATGGTGGATAACACAACTCCAACCAGCCTGACTCTGTTATTATTGATAAAAAATAAGGGTGCCAGTCCTGTTAGGATCACGATGACCAAACCTCATTGAATATTCTTGCTCAACCGCCTGATCATTGCGGCGACGATAATTTGCAGACTGACGATGCTTAGGGAAATCAGTTGCCAGGGGAAAATGATAAGACAACCCCATAGAAGTTAGAAATTGGGCATACTGGCTAAGGTAGCAGCAAAGCCCTCACTTCCTCGCGCGATTAAGAAGGGGACGGCGGAGGAATAGACCCAGAATAACTCGCTTCGTACTACTAAGTTGCTCACAATTTAGTAGACTTGGATCTTATTGAAGGAGGTTTCCCTTTGAACTCCCCTCCTAATGCAGCTGCTAGATGGTACGATGAGCACTGCAAGGATAAAAGTTTCATCCAAAATAGTTAAAGCTGGTCAGCATCCCATGATGCTTGCTTCTACGCAACGGTTTCTCAGGCTATAACTGCCTTGAAACTGATGGCATCATATGCTCGGGAGAAGAATGTTACTGTATTTGACTTCCGTTAGGCTTTAGAGTCATCTCTGTGGATGGACAAACTATTTAATAACACATTATCTTGTTCCCTGGCACGCTTAGGTTCGGTAAATACCGACGCAGACAAACTTGAAATTATCTTCGAATTTTATGAAAGAGAGTCATGCGAGATAGATAGCGGCTTCGAAGCGCGCCACAAAGATGAGAAATTGGCTGGAGTCTACAGTGATTCCCACACATTTTGGTACTGTTTTGACAGTGAGAATGTGTTCGCGGGATTGGACCCTGCTACTGTTTCTAGTCTAGATAGCCTTTATAACGGCCATAACGTTGAAGGCTACTTAACATCCAATCCTGATTCGAAAATTTGCAACCTAGTCGCAAATGTTAGCCCGACGATCATTGGTTTTTTCGTTATGATGATCAACTCGCTTTGCGATGAGAATGCAATTGAGACAGTTCGGAAATTGATGGAAATCGTAGTTATTAAAATAGCATCTGAGTTCGGCATTGACACTGGAGGCATTAGTGCCGAAGATCTGCTTAAGAACGAGAACAACCCGTCGCCAATCAAAAGCTTTATGCTTGCCATGACCAAGGCCTACAAGTAATCCAAGGGCCATAGAATCAAACATGTCGTGGCCAATGCCATCATCACCAAGATATTCTCACTGCTGGAGCACGCTAGTGGTGGCATTCTTAAGTATAACAATATAGCCGTCACGGCAATAGACAGGGGAGAGATGCGTTCTTGCCAGAAGAGAGTCTCCGCAATCGTAGCTGAAACCCTTGGTCACCCTAACAAGATTGAGGAGTGCAACATCATAGTTTTACTCCAAGATTATTTGCAGGAGTAGGGCGGTATTCTTCAGACTCATGTTCTCTCTTATGCCGAGTTCGACACGAACAGTTTTATGGCGCAATCCATGTATGGCACTAAGTTGCCTATTTCCAAACTTCGAGTGAAGCTCTAGAACCTCGACCATGAAAATAGGGGCAATCAAAGCATAAAGGACAAAGGGAATAATTAAGGCAACGCGTCAGAGAAAGTTGCTCCGGGCATTTCTTCGAATGAGAACGACGAGAAAAGAGGCTGGTAGCAGAGATACAAGGATTTCCTTAACCACACTCTGCGAGGGTTGAAACACCCTAGGATGTCCTAGGCCTTGTTCGCCAGTGACGCCATCGTTCAATTCGACAACAACGACATTTAGTGTACCTTGGATCTCACCAAGGATTTTGCAGATGGGGATCTTTAACAGACTCTATTATCATCAGTCTATAGGGGCTATCGCTTGGCAGATCATTACTATAATGATACGTCGGCGAACTAGGACCTCATGACAGAAGGTTACCGCAACAGCTAGGGGTACATCAGAACTCACGTTATAACTATGAACGGCAAAAGCGTCTTGACCATTGATGAGTTTGATGAAAAACCGTGGATCTGCCGCATCACACCCAATCTTTTACCCCTCCTGGGTCTTCAAATATCCGGAGTACAACATGTTCGGGACCATTTCCGCTGCAACCTTATAGTTGCCGAAGTTAGCGCTCGCAGTTGGTGGAAACCTTTTTCTGACACTGACAAGCTTAGAGCGGCTAATATAACAGCTGCCAATTTTGGTATGCTCTCATAAGCGCTCCGTGATTTAAGAAACATGTACAAATTCACGGAATTTATTAATGAAGCTCAAATTGTTAACAAGGTCCTCACGTATGTCCCAGTTTACACTTTCATCAGTGCTGAAAACGCGTCCAGGTACTTGCAGGACAATGTTCGAATCGTCATAACTCAGAAGTAAGGAATGTATGAGTATGATATGAGGAAGGAGGAGATAGAGCATACAGAGAACTACACTGTTTTCCCGTCTTTAAATAGAGTGCTCGCCACGGCTCGAGACATTTGGGTTCATGGTGTTGATAAGACCATTTTGACTAAGTGTTCTTAACTCAAACATGAATCCTAGGACATTCACTTGACCGGTGTGCAGGTCATCAGACTGCAGTGTGTTACATTCTAAGTGCTCAACGTCATGGTGAGAGTAGGCAGCGGCTCATCTTTTGACCTTAAGAAGCTTGGATCACAGCCTGGTTATAGCGCGCATCAACAGCTCTCGCACATGGTGCTTGGTGAATACTATCAGCAATCTATGCATATGAAAGTTGGATGCAGGAATATGACCCCGATCCTAAGCGTACTCTCGGACACCATTTCTAGCGAAATTTTAACTTATACTGAGGATTTGACAAACCTTACCCTCTTTAAAGATGCTGTCAACAGGATTTTCGAAAACATCCAACGTGATCCACTGTTCTATTTTAAAGGACGAAAGTCTTCAGACAATGCAAACTGTTCCTCTAGATCTCTAAAATTCCCGTGTCAAGAGGACGGATTGATTAACAACAATTTCGCCAAGTCACACATGAGACGGGTTAGAAAATTGCTCAACTATGAATAAACCAGAGCTTAACGAACCAGAAGGTTCAAAAATTTCGCCCTTGTGATGATTGGCTGCTTCGCATTATGGGTTCCCGTTGGCAACTTCAGTAGGATAGTTAGAGCAATCTCGGCTACTGTGATGGCTGGTGCCCTCACCCTCATGAACATTCTCAACTACAAGCAGACACCGCTGAACAATTTCTAAATCAGGAAATGCGCATCGCAGGGACTCCACGTTAAGTACGTTCTCATGGAACAGACTGTGGAGTTCACTTTTGCTATGCAAAGGGCGGATCCTGATAGATACGTTAAGATAGAGCAGGTTAAGCTTGCTGGCACCCTGTTCGGGGCTGGCATAAATAGAGCGAGTGATTTTGTGTATTAAATAGCTCAGCGCAACTCACATATATTCTTGTACCAAATCGAAGGAGAATACGTCAATTTTGAGCGATCGTAGGACACCGATCACATTTAGTCTGTCGACTGGGTGTTGTCTTAAATGATTGGTCAAAATGTTAACGAGATCATTGAAGCCATGTTTGGAGACAACAGTAACGGAGATGCCTATATACGGTGCCTGACGAAGATGAACCTCATACGAAACGGGTACGCAGTTTATGGTAAATAGTATCCGTCGGTTAGGTACATTGAGGACAAAGATGAAATGGTATTTTATTAAGGTGAAGACCAGTGCAATAACGTGGATTCGGTGTTGAGGATGCATGTTACTTGTTACCACATTGAAAAATATCTTTAGGTTTCGTACCCCGTTTCTTTGCTCAACTAGTGTGAAAAAGCCAATGTTCGCAACCCCTTCACTTATTTCCGAGACTGGCTGAGGGACAAAAGCATGCTAGCCGGATTCAGTGATACTGACAATGGGTTTTAAAATTTTGTGAACTTCTCCTAGGGTGCCACTAAGAATTGCGGCTTCGACTCAACTACAGGAAGGTTTCGTATGGTCATAAATTGTGAAGAAATAAATCAATTAGTCAGGGTCAATTCTTATTAATCAACGTGCGCTGATCGTAACCGTGACCAGCGTCACCTCATGGTAGATACAGAATTCGACCCTTCCACATTCGAACTTAGAAGCATTTAAGCTATCTTAATCGATGACTCCAAGATTTAAGAGACGTGTGTATGGTTCGAAGGACAGGCTCCAAGTTAATCGGGGATCATGCAAATGAAGAGAAATTTCCACAACTACGTGAAATCGCTTGGCTACCCGACATGTTACTTCTGGGACGATAGGCAAGATAGAAAAATGTTGGACCTAGATGGAGGATAACACCCTCTTTTCTAGAGTCAGGATCTGCAGCTCAGGTATGCAGCTATCACCCAGTTCGATGTTGACAAGCCTCTGGTCAATCCTTAAAGAATTGCATTGCAATCCGCCACTGACATGTGTTATACAGGCTTCAATCATGTTTCCGCCAACTATGACAAATGGGATTTAAATCAGGTTATAGAGTACGGATTACGAGATGTCATACAAATGCACATTATTATGCTCTACTTGAAGGGGCGAAACTAGCCCTACTCCGAAGACTACATCACTTTTCCCCTATTGTCGGTTCGAGTTACCCAAGTCACCAAAAGGATGATTTTGAGTGACCCTGAATGGTTTCATGTCGTTTAGGCGGCCGCCGGCTATTCTCAGTCCACCGAGCAAATCAACCAAATGTAGTAGGGAATTTTCACTAATTGCCGCTCCCCGAGTTTGTTTGGGGCTAAGCACGTTCCTGTCCTCACAACGTTCACTGACATTGCTTCAAAATACCCCGAAAGCCTGCCAGAAGGCACTCGAATTTAAATTAACCAATCGGGGCCCACTATGAAACAATGCGTTCTTCAAGCGATCATGCACCAACTCATAGCAATATCCAATTGTGTCACGATGAACATAAAAGGCCGAGATGAGATATGCTCAGTTGGGCGCATGCTTTCTCATCGTACGGCGTACAGCAGAGGTAATTAAGTTACCGATGTTAACCTGTCTTTCATCAGAGACGACGTCAGATATTTCCATGTTCCTAAACGAGGTGGTGGTCATATCATGATAGACCCGAAGGTGATCTTCTTTGACGACGAGCAGAGGATTGATCATCTGTAGGATACTATAGAAGGGAAAAATAAATTAAACATTATAGACATTCTGGGAATTTTCAAAAGAGGTAAACTCCGTGCCGAAATTTTCTCCAACTGCTTGCCACTCCCACTGGCCAAAATTCAGGTCAGAGACGGAGACAACTCGAGCGTGATCAGGATTACCATGACTGCTAATGGGATCACAGGTTAACCTTAGCTGAGCGGGATGTCCGAATACTAGAAACAGATCGTTCAACAGATTATGTCTCGGCAAGAGTAAGCCCCTTTCCTCCATGCTTAATCCGTGTTAACCGACGTCCAATTTTAGAAACTCCGGAGAATCATGCCGTTGGCAGTTTGCTCGCCTAGCGACTATGACTCCGTCGAGTGCAAAGTGTGCCAAGCTAATATTTTGTTTATGAGCAAAAATGGTCATGTGTGGGACGCAATAGGTCAGACCATCTTCGAGGATGCAACAATCATTGACCCGAAGTAAGCTGACAATATGAAGGACAACTTGACCATGCTCGATCTAGGAAAAGTCCGCATTTAGAACGCTTCTTATGACCACATAAGAAGTGGTATCTAAAATTTTGACAGGTATGCTAATGACATCAGGTGCCTGGAAAAGTTATACGTTGATGCCAAATAGCTTGATGTCAAGTCCCCGGAAATGATCAAAAAAGGCGTGTTAATGATGCCTAGTATGCAAGTCAGCACTTCGGGTTAAGAAAGCCAGCAGACTCTTTATGTGTAGCAATTGTCTCATGTTCCGTTACTCCAATAGTCAGTGGGCAACATATTCCATTTCGTGGACAACTCCGATCGCAAGATCAGAAGCAAGTAAAACAGAGCTATGAAACAAACGATCTAGAATTACAGAACTAACCCTGAGAAAATAGCCACCAGAGGCGCTGTCATAGGCCCACTACCAGCTCTGCTAATTAGCGACTCAAAAGCTAGCAGGCAGTTGTTAGAGAAATATGGCATCGAACCTTTTATTGAGGATGGAAAATTGTGTGTGCCCACCAATCACATGAACTCTACTGGTTTCGCTGAATCTTACAACTCCTCTGTCATAAGAATTGCTAACACCGGGTTCGTTAGGGACCGAATGGACAAGAAAGGCTTCCTCACTTTCACGAGCCGAATTTTAACCGAAGTTCATGAGAGATCAAGACACGTGTTCCACGATGTGAATTAATGGTTGGAAGCCGAAAACTCCATACGCTCATCACATTTGACCAAATCTCAAAAACAGGCCCAACTCAAGGAGTTGCAGGATGCAATGAGCGTGAATGGTAAGGTTAGGCCACTTTGGTCGTGCTTTTTGAAAAGAGAGGTTATAGATGACATGATATCCACGAATAGATGCATCATACCACTGGACTCAGTCGCAAGGAATTTGGGCAGAAGCACTTTCAACACCGCGTCCAATAAGGTGTACGGATACTATTTGGACATGATACAGCATAGTTTCCACCATATCTTCATAAAACATAAATTGCCCACCCACATCAATTCAGAAATGTAATCCGACTTGTTTAATGCTATGTAGGTGCTCGAGGTCGACTATAGCAAGTTTGACTCCACAGTAACGGATGATATTCTGGACATTGAGCTTCAATTTATGAAAATCATCTCTCACTTGGATGAGATAGATTTTGAACTAGTTCACTAGTAACAATCATACGTGTCGACCCGTTTTTTCAGCACGATAACACCCAGATCCAGAAGATCGGGTGTTTTGATGACGTCCCTTGGTAACACCATCATTAATGCTCTTGCCGTCATATACGCTTCTAGTGTTAGCGGAGTACATCCCATTAATATGCTCAAATTCAAGTTCGAAGGGGACGATTCGGTCACCTTCATGAGAAGTTTGGACAGCAGAATGTCCGGCCTGATAGTAAACTCCCTCAAATCTCTGGGTTTTTAGGTTAAAGAATTGACGAAATGGCTTACCCCCCTAGGTGAGCAGGTTTCTGGTATTAGGGCCTAGAGCATGGTGACTTTCTGCGGCACCAACATGATCATTGACCCGTCTACGGGACAGTATATTATGGTTCCTACCATACACAAGACGCTCATGAAAATGGGTACTATAGCGCAGAGGGTAAGCATCAAGACTCGCGAAATCGTCGAAGGACAAGTCAGCTTGTCCTATTAATCGATAGAGCTCATGCTCGTTAAGGTGCAGTCCATCCTCGCTAGATATGGCACGCCCATAGGGCCTTCCATTGAAATTTACAACAAGTTCATTGACTACATGGAAAAATCTCGCACTTTCGTTCGAGGGAGACTCTACAACAAATTCGGATAGCTCGTCTTTCAACTTAAGAGATCCATCCACAGACTCGATAAGGATGGTGTCTTAGACATGAATGTTCAATTTGGTAAGGTGACTAACAGCTATTTGGCGAGCGTCAATCGTGCTAATTAGGCATGCGGATGGAACGAGGATACGGTTTCTGGTGACCCCTACGCAGAAGCCATCCGGACTTACTATCATCATGAATGCCACTCATTTCTAATGACATACCTGAATGCTTTCTTCCAGCATAGGAACTACATAGATCATGACGATATCTGCGATCCTCACCTCAAGCTTATCAAACCCGCACGGAAGAGGCATGGCCACCAGGTCCTGAAATCTCCGCAAAGTGCCCAGGATCAAGTTTAAAGTCTCTGCCAAGAATCGATATTGAAGAATGCTCTCCAAACCAAGTTTGGAAGTCTTAAGTAACCCTCTCATGAAGCCTGCAAAAGGTCTCTATTGTTCCGCCCTCACCACGAGATCGGACACAGGGATGGCAAGTATGACCAAGTTTAAGAAGTCCGCCCACGGCGTCAAATCTCATGCCACCATCATCTCGTATCGATTCGAGGCTCTTAGGAGCGCAGTTCCCCCCTGAAATACCAAGCTACTCATAGCGGCGACATTTCCAGTAAGAGACGTCATAGCATATCTCAAAGAAATTTTAACAATGACAAAGAACAATGCGTTCACGCAATGCATTTACAAAAACTCCAACACCAAACCTTTTTCTAAGACATTCTAAAAATCCCGTTAGATGTCGCTAAGTAAGAAAAGTTCCCTGTTTTCAGAGACCAGTTATTGAAAATCTTGAACTAGGCAATCGATGACAAAGCCCCATAGCTTTACCGCGTTGACTTGGATAATTAGTTTGTTGTCCATAAAAATGAGGGAACTAGCTTCCTTACCGCGGATCAGATTCACGAATCCTTGAGAGACCTTGTTGTTAAGTACATGAAAATGCCATCCTTTTTCATCATTGAGGTTAAGAGTCTGGAAGATATTGAGCAGGCTAGGAGGGTTTTAGGCACGTTGGCTTTGGCTCCCTGTATCGTCCATGTCAACACCATGTTGTTTAATCAATTGAAATAATCTCGATCTATCTAGGTAGCTAGAGCCATGATTAAGCCATTTAATTCCCACAATGACAAACTTGGTTTCAATTGGTCCGTTGCTGACTAGTGCTGGGTACCTACTAGAGACTTTAGTCAAACCATAGACATTTCGTAAGCGGATTAATTCGAAGAGAGTGCATATAGGCAAATATTGACAGCATCTTACTAACCTGGCTACCTTAATAGATTCGGATCCAGAGCCAACGTCATGAAAAATGTTGGAATACAGAGACCCCGTGCCGGCCCAATCGCCGTGTATGACATTGACTCTTATGGCAACAACCCGCAAAATAACTTCAACTTCACCTAGAATCAACACCAACCTAATTATAACGTTGCAAACTAACCAAGTTAGGTTGTCCAAGCAATAGATGCTGTGGCCGTCGGTAATGATCTCAATCGTGATAAGCTCAGATTGGAGAAAGCCGTGGGCTATATTTAAGAAATAACATCTGGGTCGGACACTGCTGCTCAATACTTGAAGTCCATGACACATCCCCATCATTACCAGGCTAGAATTCCAGATCTTGTTCCGAACAGCACTGTGACTTTGACTGACAAAACTGACATGACTTTCCAATTAGGTACAGGCAATCACTTGCTTGTCATCGATTATCAAGCGGGCCTGGTTCCCACAGCAGCTGTCTACAAAAACCTGCCCAGCTCTTTCTTCAACGCAATTAATGAGAAAAATCTGTCGGTTGTGGGGGTAGATGGTAATGTTTAAACCATATCCACCAACCGGGGTATGGAAATAGGTACGAAAGGGGATCTGCTGTCAAATTCCCAGCACGCCGGGTTCAATAAACTGCACACGGTAGCTGATCAAATTAGACTGGTCTCTGCCGGGGTCACCCTATCGAAGCAATCTAAGTCTGATTCCGAAAGTGGCAGAATAAGGATGTTTTATAATAGAACTTAGAACAACATCATCAATTCCATCGATCATCTTCTCGACTCTGTTCATGGCTAGCCCAACTATGCTGAGTAGACTGTAGTAGGAAATATGCCTGTTATATCCAACGTGTATCGACCGTCGAGCACCACAGACTTATAACACTTTGCCAGTTCCCGGGCTTTAACCCTTTCCAACGATATTGATAGAGCGCAACCTAACCAAGGTTATGGAGATTTCCTTACGTCTTATGACGCGGTATCAAACTCATTTAGTGAAACTTAAGGCATATAGCAAAAGGTCGTGTCCATTCCCACGTATCGCGCGGAAAGATATTACCGATCCTTCCATGGCCCTCTGAGCTTTTATGAGCAGACTGACAGTGAATTCACCTACGCCTCATCCAGTACGAACTCTAATGACACTCTTTATGCAGATGCCAAAGAGCTCCTCAGACCACATATGCTTTTCTTTTTCTTTGAAGAGATTAGTGCTTCCTCGCCCATGTCATTTTCTATGAAACTCACGCGAAACTTTGAAGCAATCCCCACAGGTGCTGGAGAGTATCTTGAGAAGAAGATGTGCCAACTAACTCGTTACTCCCACCCCCTAGAGATCCTTCGCAATGATGACATCAAACTTGACGCTATGCAAGCCTTGGAATCCTTGAGGACTGTGCTTAGCACTAATGATTACAACGCGACTCGAAATTTGATTGACATTTATGGATTTTGGGACAAACCGTTCTTCGAGTTTGTTAAGCAAATCCCTACTAAGATTCGGGATGTTACTCACACCGAACTGTTCAAGAAGCTGTTCCCCATTATCGCTGAAGCTGCTGCGAAACGATTCGGAGTTCCCACCGACAGCATTCACCAAGCTATCAGCATGATTTCATGATGATTTCCCCATTTTAGCCCAGTTATATCAAGAACTGGGCGCCACATCTCGAGATTTTGGAGTTTATATTATCAAATAAATAAATCGCAACCCAAAATCAAATCGAGATTGTTAAAAACAAAAGGTGCGGATTGTACCCACGAGACGCACCACAAATAAATAACCAAATAATTGTAAATTAAAGTAAATTAAATTAAATTAAATTCAGATTACTATATTCTGTCTAGACGGGTATCGTGAACTGAACCAAATAAATTTATTGAAGCGTTGTGACTAGTTCTCTACGGTTCAGTAATTGACACATGTCGCGGCTTTACCACAAATGCTCGGGGGTATATAAATCGAGTGTAGGTAAGCCGTCTTTTCCTTGTG